CTGGTTACACAAATATGTTTAAAAACTGGTTGCGAGCTTGTGCAGACTTTTGTGACATCGAGAAAAGAACATTAGTCCCGGCTTTGTTAATTATCCACCAGATCCAAGATGAGCAGATTGAAAAATCAGAAGCCGTCAACTCACTTAAGAGCGTCACCAATTGTGACACCCGAATGGGCGAAGCGATTTTTGACACAGTTGCGCGCTATCGAAAGCAGAATCTTACGTATCGAAAGTGGATCATCACCAGTATCCCATACCCTAGCACCGCCCACTTTGAATACCTCGCCTTTGGGCGGAGGTGTGACAAACGTTGCAGGTGGGCAAAGGTTGGGAACAAAACGCACACCCAAGCCTTTAACCTCTTCAAAAAATTTGGGAAGATGCGCATCACAGCGAATGACGTCGCCCTCCTTGGCGACACCGAAGTTGACAGAGTCGTTGCGGGAGCCATTTGCTCCTTCAAAGGTGGATCGTTCCAGCCAGGAGCGAGTGATGAGTGGTTTATCCCGGAGCCAAGCCAGAAGGTACAGGCGCCGGGTGACAATGTCCAAGGACCGACTCATCGCAGCAGGGCTAATGCCGCCAGGCACAACGCTAAGCGGTTTGCCAACTGGATTTCGGGATCGGAGTCCCCCAGAGTGCTTAGAGAGATTCGAGCCGCCTGGGAACATGCACGATGGGACTTTAAGTCCCAAGTCCAACAGCATCTCGGTGAGGAGCGACTCTTGCGATTCCTTGCCGAATCCGAACCTGAACAGCTCGAGCGATATTAGTGAGAACTGTGAGGGAGGATCTGAGCGCCAGAAAATGGCTTTAATCCACGAACTCAGCTCCCTCCTAGAACAAGCCATGACAGTTAATCATGCTCTTCGAAAAACTATTGAGCAAAAGGATTTTTGTCTGGCCACGCTCTTGAGCAATGCTCCACCATCATTGGCTATCTCGCAGACTGTGGACAATAACAAAGTGGTGGGCGTGGATGAGGGGTATGAGGAGGATACCTACCCCCAAGAAGAACATCGTGATTACCAGTTCCTTGAGTATTTGGCTTTGCGGGATGTTGATGCAGTTGTGGATAGCACTGAAGACATCCCCTGCCCCGAGGAGGATCGGAGTCTAGAATATACCGAGTATATGACACAACGTCGAGAAATGGAGGACCCCATTGTGACCTTGCCTGAAATTGGTAAACAGGTTAACAAAGTTAGTGCGTTCTTAGCTCGCGTTGTTGGCATTGCAAAGGGTTCTGGAAAAGATTCAGTGACGTTGGGAATGTGGCACAACCACTGGCAGAAGCGGCCCTATGGAAAAGGAGCCCTCTGTAATGAGGTTGATCTTATCCCGTCCGTCTCGCACCCCGATCTTAGATGGAAGGTTTCCGGACCACTATCTGGACAAATCTGGTCATTAGAATCCATGCCCATCCAACACCCAGAAATGGGTGGGGCCTCCGATAGTAAGGATTTTGGCTACGGCCCAGAAGACACACGCCCAGCGAAGAAGCTCGAGGTGGCGAAGTTCATGGACGTCAGGGGTTTGCCCTACGTTGACTTTGAGCTTTATATCCACTTGAAGCGTTACACCATGGAGAACGGAACTGTGGCGTCTACTTACAGCAAGTTACATCGTCTAGCAAAGACCTACTTGGCGACTTACCGACTCAATCATTTGAGCTCGGAGTTGTTGCTTGAGGTCCAGCATTGGACGGTCTTAGCCGCAATGATACCATCTTTGAGTGAGATGCGAGGGATCAAGATGATGGCCCAATCCGAAATCTATCGAAATATGGGTAAGTCCGCCCAATTCAAAAGAGACGGCAAGGTGGTTGAGGAGAAGAAATGGTGGCATTTTAGAGCGCCCCGTCTTCTCGAAATGTATAAACCAGTACCAACCTAGGAGCGAGGGGTGGAGGCAGTATGCATGATGGGACGCATGGGAAAACAACCTGCGCCCAGACCTAAGAGCAAGATAACGCTGCCTCCAGAGCGCGAATGTAAGATCACACGCGCTACTTACCCCTACGCTCATTTTGGGTTGGACCAACCACATATTGCATGGACGCACAATGGATGTTGGTGCAATGACTATATCGCACTAGCATACCGGCACCAGGTAGACACTCCTGGCATTGACAAGAAGGAAAACTTGGACAAACCCCGCCAAATCTTGAGACGTGTAGCCAAAGGAGTGGTTTTAAGTCCTCAGAAACGCTGGAAAGTAGTTCGAGGTTACCACGGCCCCTGGCGTGCCAAATACGCCCAAGCGCACATAGAGAAACACGAAACGGGACTCTTGCATAAACATCGTACCGTTCGTTTCTTCAATAAAGCAGATCTCGAGATGAGTAAACCCTCTAAGGCCCCCCGAGCAATTCAATATCGGCATCCCATTTTCGGTTTGGAACAAGCAAGATATACCAAACCGTTGGAAAAGTGGTTTTATGGCCTGCGTGACAAGTACAATACCTTAATCGTCGGAAAGAGCGACCCGTTTACCATAGCAGCCCAACTTCAGGAAAAGGCATCCAATTTTCATGATCCAGTTTTCCTGTTACTCGATGCTTCTAAGTTTGACAGCTGTGTGGATGTGAAATGGCTGAGGTTATGTACTGATTTTTACTGTTCCCTTTTCTCTCAACGTGAAACCCGCAGGATTCGATGGCTTTGGAGTAGAACTCTTGTTAATCAGGGCAAGTCTCGCTCCGGAGTTAGATACACCACCTGGGGAACACGCATGAGTGGCGACATGGATACTGGCCTAGGGAACAGTGTAATCATGTGGGCGATGTTGACCGCCTACTTGGAGAGAGCCAGTATCTGTAAACATTCAATCATGGTCAACGGGGATGATTCGGTGGTGGTTATAGAACGCGCGCAGTTGTTTCAGGCGCGCGATCTTAGCCTTTTCCGGGAATACGGGTTTAATATGAAGTTCGAGGTAGCCCTTGACTTCTCTAACCTTGAGTTTTGCCAGAGCAAGCCTGTCCATACCGATTATGGTTGGACCATGGCACGAAACCCAGTACGAGTCATGGGCCGTACCTCCTGGTCTGTCAATAAATACGGACGGGGGAAGATGCGTGCTTTTGTACACACGCTGGGTAAGTGTGAAAGGGCGGCCTCATGGGGCCTTCCGATCGCGTCTACTCTGGCCACCAAAATGATCCAGGCAACTCCCGGAGCCGCGATGCTCCGGCTCAGTCCATGGTTGGAAGAACATTACAACCGGATGCATAAATGGTGGAAACTCGGCGAACCGAAGATCTCCTTAGAGACGCGTAACAACTTCGCAGATGCATGGGGCATTTCCCCTCAGGAGCAAGTTAAAATCGAGAAGGACACGAAGATCACTGTCCTCGCATGCCCGAACAACAAGCAGTTGGACACCTATTATGAACTCGTACACACTGAGGTCGACCCTAGTCATGTGGGGGTTTAGGTGTACCGAATGCGGTCACATGCTCGATTTCTTAGGACACTGGTTTAATAAAACTGAGGTAGCCCCTCCAATCCACTGTAAACCATCATTGGATACCACTGTTCTTTTGTTGCTCTTATTTTTAATCCTCTGCAGCTTTTCTGCTTATCAACTCAAAAGAAAATGCGATCAAAATCAAAGAAAGTTGTTGGAACTGAAACAATTACGGTCACTAATACCGTCCCCCGAGTACGTGTGAAGGCGCCCAAAACCACCGTGGTGACCCCCCAAAGACGCGCTCCCCAGCGCGTGAGACGGCGTCAAGCACAAATCAATGAAATCGGGCGCTCGGTGGGATTGACAATGGAAGAATTTAAACAATTGACAATTCAAGCTGAACATATGCCACAGACTCCAGCCGGGATGGCGTGGCTCCGGGATGTTCTGAACCCTTGTGGTGAAGATCCCCTTCCGGAGCTCCAGGGTGTTCCGGATGGATCTGGTACGGATTCTGTTTTGATAAAGTTGCGTGATGATTTGCTAATACCACCTCCGACCCTAGTAAGCAACGATTGGGGTATGGTCGTGTTTAGCACTCCCTATCTAATGTCCCAACTCATCATCATCAGGTACGATGGCAATGTCCCGCCCAGCCAATTGGTATTGAGGCAGGTTTTAAACGGCATGTTAGTCAGTCAATGGGATACAGATGCCCGCTATCCCAATTTCTTCACCCCAACTCTGATGTTGCCACCAGCCACAGGAGTGTTAGTTCCCGTAACTGGGCCCCCATTTGACATTACAGTCATGGTGCCGGCCGCACTCCGGGACAATTTCGACAGTAGCCCTACTGCCCCCGGTTGGACTTACTTTCGAAAATGGCGCACTGTATCTAAAGGACATACAATACATCTTAACGCTCCGGACCTCGCTAATGAAGGGCGAATCATCTCCGCCGCTTCTGCGACTGAGTCGTCGATTAAGACATTGTCCATACAGGGCGGATCCATGGCTGCTGGACCCATCCAAGACATTGCGATGCGTTTTACCGTATCGCCCCCCTTCTCTGACAACCTCCTCGCCCAACAGGACGCAAACTCGCGTCAGGATGTGGTTAAGAAGGGGGAGTACATTCAACAGCGGTTGTGGAATAAGGTGCAGGTGTGGAATGAAGCCGAAGATGTCCGCGGAATATTCCGAGCAGAAGATGCCGGAGTCGCTGGCTTTAATACGGTTCTACCAGGCCCAGATTGGAACAAGCGTGACGGATTCGACATGAACTTAGGTTGGTTTGTTGAGAATATTCGCGGACTTTCTCCCGCAGCGGAAATTCACATCAAACACCGAGTCAAACTCGAGTTTAACGTCCCTGGAACCTCTCCATGGGCCCCATTTACCCGCCCTAGTCCTCCAGAGGATGAGGGCGCATTAAACTTGTACTATTGCTTAGCTCCTAAGCTACCACACGCTTACGATTCAGCATTCAATGATTGGGGCCTGCTATCCGGCATCCTCATTAAATGCATTTCTCAAATAGGAGTACCAATTCTGCGTAATGCAGTCGGCCAAGGCGCCAGGTTGATCCACACTATGGTCGACCAAGGAATGAACCGCGTCGACGCAAACTTGGCCAAGTACACTACCATGACCGGTGCAACAGGTTATGGTGATCGCGGATATGTGTAAAGAAAACGTTGCATTTCCTGGTAAGGCTCACCCCAATCCCTGCCAGATTAATTGCGTGTAAGGAGGGGTAGGCTTGCATTTTAACAGAGATAGTAGGTTGTTACCAATCAGTGATAGACGCTCCTTGTCCAGCCTGAACAACCCGCATACTCAAGCCAGTTCACGATAGTGTGACGCCTATCGTAGGGAACAAACATCGTCCCTGGTTCAGCACAGCAGTGGGTAAAGCTGAATCATGTATGGCCGCCCACTACTTACACCCTTCGAGGGTGAAGGGGTCTTAACCCCTTCTGCCGGC